GGGCTAGCGTGTCGAAAAGCCACTCAAGGCTACTATTTGGTCCCTCTGTGGTTGACCCCCGGAACCCAACAAAGTATGTGGGGGTGGGCTCCGCTGCCACGTAGGGGACAAAAGTCCTGGTAATTGTGGGGTTCTGAAATTGTACTTGTGGGTCTCTGTGGGCACTTGAATCGTAGTCTAGTCAGTAAACGGTGTGGGGATGTTGCGGTAGGGTGGGGTAGGTGGGCTCAATTCGTGGGGCTAATTGAGCGAACCTGTTCTCTCACGAAGTCCCTGGTAAAGTGGCAGTTTCTCTGGGGACTTGAGTGGAATGACCCGAGGATTGAACCGCAATTGTTGGGGCATTTGGACGCCTGAACGCGCCTCACAAGCCAATTTCCAAGACAATTCCGGGGGAATTCGCTTCCAAAGTAGTCTACAAAGTAAACGTTAATGGTCTTCCAAATGTTGGATGATAAGAGGCTCGGCGATTTGTCAGGGATTACCCGATTTGGGGACTCCTGTGGTGGGGCGACCCACACTCTCCAAATATCGCAACACGAATCAAATCACAAATCGGACTGTGTAGCCTACACACTCGGCTGCACAAAGAAATCAGAGAGAAATCAGAGAGAAATCAGAGAGAAATCAGAGAGAAATCAGAGAGAAATCAGAGAGAAATCAGAGACAAATACAGAGACAAATACAGAAAACCCAGAAAACAGCGAAAACAGCGATTTGGAGAGCAACTGTGTAGCCTACACATTCTCCAGGAACTCTTGAAAGTATCGAATGCTACGATCCGACTCCGGAGCCATGTAGAAACCACACTTCACAAATTCGAAACTATACAAAAGATAGTGTCTCCAAAAAAACTTCGCACTTCTACGCGCGCGCTCGCCCGTACCCAGCAGGCTTTCGCGCGGGATCGTGTGCGCGCGTACACGCGCGAGGAGCTCATCTAAGGGAAAAGGAAGATCTAAGATCTTTGCGCGCGTACACGCGCGTATACGTGCGTACGCGAGGCCAGCCTCGCGCGCTCTCGCGCGCTCTCGCGCGCGCGGTTCCCAATTCAAATCCAACCCGGTTTAGCTGGATTTCAGCCAGATTCTAGCCCACATTCTCCCTGCTAATCCACACTATTAGCCCCTCACAAAGATTTCCGCTAGGCTTCTCGCCGTGCACACACCCACCGGCACCGGCAGCCCCAGTAACCCTGCAAGGCAGCCCAAACACCGAGTGGAAACTGTAGTGCACAGCGCGCTCTCTCCCAGATGCGCGCTTCGCGCGGTGAGATCCGCGCTCCGCGAGGGGCAGAGCGTCGACTGGACGCCAGAAAAGGCCACGATGATCCCGATTCACGGACTCGGGGGAGGGCCCAGGGCATTCAACTCTCGGGTGGTGCCCGACCACAGCTGGCGCTCAGAGGATGTCGGCTCTGCCCCTCGCCCCGTATACCAACACCATATTCACCATACAAAGATAGGAAGTCATGCCCATCAGCAGACGTAACCGCAACAATCCGAACTTCGAGCGGTTGACCAACGGTGACTGGCGCGATATCACCGCTTTGCCGCCGCCGCTGGTCAAACTCTTGTTGATCGACAACCCGTACCGCGCCTGCCCTAGATGCGACGGTACCGGCGTAGCCGGTATGCTGTTCGCCGAGACCACAAACGGAATCATTCTTGGCGGTCGTGTTCCTTGTGGTGCATGCGACGCTACGGGCAAAGTTGAGTACGTCTGCGCAAACTAGCCATGTGAGATGCCACCCGGAACCATACGCGACATCCGCACCGGCCGAGCAATCGGCCGGACGCATTCTCTCAGCGAGATCTTTGCCGATCAGGTTAAGAACCTGATCGATCAGGAGGAAGATTTCTACATCGTGCACGGGCGCTGCCGCTACCAGCATATGCGCAAGCTGGTGCATAATCTACGTGATCTTGAGTACGTGCCGATGGTCTATGATCCACAGTTTCCCAGCGATACGCTGTGGATCTTTGAAGGCTACCCAGAGGAGTTAGGATTCGCCATATGAGAATCAACGCTTCACTCAAGCGCCCCGTTGAGCAGCGGATTGTCACATTCGATCCGGATTGGATTCCGGTCAATTGTGATGCGGTGAGTGTAGCCATGGGGCCAGACGGTGACGAGACAATCACCATTGAATCGTGGCCAGACACGGAAGAGATCGTGATCGTCCACAACATTGGCGATCACCACGAGATTCTCTTCAGCGCGCTGGTGGGAACTGCTGCATGAGCTTCTTCAGGCGTAACGACGTGACTGCCCATCCGCACTACCACTTCATGGTGGGCAGGCTCGCAGGTGCTGCCGAGATGGCGGCCATTCTCATGATGGATAGTCACAAACATGAGTCAGTCGACATGGTCGCGGTCGGCAGTAGACTTGACGTGTTAGCGCGCTGGTTCGTAGAACCAGACCAGGGCCCAGAACTGCCCGCACTACCGCAAAGGACAGAGTGACAAACGGAGGCATTGATGGCGGTGTACACGTTGATCAAGAAGAAGCATCCTCGGGTCAAGAAGACTGGGATGTCCCTCTACAGCAACAAATAGTGGCCAGGCGTAGAGGCAGGCCCAAGATCAGGATCAAGCAGTCTCGCCAGGGATCTCTGCGCCGTGCAACAGGCACCAAGAAAGGCAAGAAGATTCCAATGAAGACGCTTCAACGAATGAAGCGTAGCAAGAGTCCGGCGATGCGAAAGAAGGCAAACTTTGCGATCAATGCTCGCAAGTGGCGCAAAACCGGCGGACGAAGGAGGAAGTAGATGTTCAAGCTCACCGGATCGTCTGGCTACCGCCGCAGTGGTGGTGGTGGCTATAAGTCAGGCCCACGCGTCAGCAGCACGCGCATGGGCAGCGTCCACCAGATCATCTTCCCGATGGCGCCAGCATTCAGCCCTGACACGCCGCAGGAGCGCACGTTCGACAGCGACAGCCCACGGCTTCAGGGCTTGGAGGCTGCGACAAAGTGAACATCGGCATCTTCGGCATGGACCCAGGCGGTCACACTGGGCTGGCGTGGGGGATCTTTGATCCTTCGCATCCTGAGGGAGTAGCCGGAGCTCTGCGCGATCGTATGAACGCAGGGAGCATCACGGTGGAGGGGGACGAGCGCACGCAGATCAAGGAGATTGCCTCGATCTGGTCATCTTTCTACAGCGCCTGCGTGCGCTCTGCCCTCCTGCCGCCCAACAGGGTGTGGTTCGCTTGTGAGGACTTCATCCTGAAGCCGGGTGAGACTGCCGGTGGCAAGGACTCAACATCACCCATCGCTATCATCTGGGGTGTTGAGGGATACCGTATGGGCCGGGAAGATGAGTGGCATAAGCACAAGCGTGGTGCCAAGTCAAAGCGTCCAGAGCTCATGCTTCAGACCGCAGGTGAGGCAAAGCAATATGCAACCAATGCCCGCCTGAAGGATTGGGGACTTTGGGTGGTAGGACGCGAGCATGAACGCTCAGCATGGTCACACGTGGCCACCTTCCTGAAGCGATACTCGATTCAGCACGGCCAGAGCTAGCCTCGCGCGTATACGCGCGCGCGTGTACGCGGATCCGAGCGCGCGCGACCGCGGGATCCCAAAAGATCCCAAAATCCGGACTAGCCATCAGCTGTGAGATCCGCTATACTCCCCGCTCGTGAGTGCCGGCGGTCCCTGGGTCAGCAATCCCTTCGGGGACAGTCTGCCTCCCAGCCCTGTTGACTGGGAAGACATTCCACTCGGTCCAGGGCAGATGCCCGGCAGCCCGCGTGCGAACCTGCAATTCACCCATGAGGGTGATGCTGTTCAGCGCACTGATGTGCAGCGCACACCGGGATATGAGAGTCTAACGGTTGTATCCCGCTGGCCGGAGCGTCCAGCATGAACAGGTGGGATTCCCCGATGGGTGTATGGGTGGGCCGGGGCTGATGGCCACTGCCTATGATGGCTTCAAAGCGCGTGAGCGCAGGAAAGCCAAAGAGAAGTATAGGGGTAGGCAAAAGAACCGTGCCGGCGGTGCAACCTGTGGAGCCAAGACGCGTGCCGGCAAATCTTGTCAATCGCCGGCAGGCTGGGGCACCAATCACTATGGCGTGGGTGCGTGCAGATTCCACGGTGGTCTACTGCCCAATCACGTCAAAGCAGCAGCTAAGAACGAATATCGCAAGTTGCTCGGCATACCAATTGAGGTCTCGCCCGAAGAGGCTTTGATGAACTGCATCAAGATCCGCTCGGGTGAGGTGAAGTGGCTGAGTGACGCGATGGCCAAACTACAAGAGAAAGACTGGACGGAAGAGACGTTCGCAGGGAAGCAATTTCACCTGTTCGCCCGTGAGCGGCAGGCTGCCTTGCGAGATGTTGCGAAGTTCTCACAGATGGCGATCTCGCTCAACATCGACGAGCGCCGAGTGAGAATCCTGGAGACCTATGGCGAGACGATCGCCAATCTCCTGCGTGGCATCCTTGACGAGCTCATGCCGCATATGAACGATGAGGGACGTAAGAGCGCACCACTGATCGTGCGTCGTCACCTACTCGCCATTAGCGGCGGAGTGCCCGTTGAGGAACACAGGACCGACCAAGAAACAGCCAAAGTCGCGCGCCGTAGCTAGGCCTGCAGCGAGGCCACCGGCCTCGGCGTCCGTGCTGCCCTCCTCGGTGGTGGACATCGCGTTGGAACGGTTGTTCCCTGGCCCAACTCCGTATGCACTCGATCCTGCGCTGTGGGCCAAGGAGAAGCTTCACCGTTTCTTGTGGACCAAACAGATCGAGATTCTTGACGCGCTCAAGGAGCATCGCATGGTCGCGGTCAAATCTTGCCATGGTCCGGGCAAGTCCTTCAGCGCGTCTGTGGCTGGTGCGTGGTGGCTTGATCCGGATGTGCACCCTCTCGGGAGTGCCTTCCTGGTCACCACCGCGCCCAGCTATCCGCAAGTTGAGCAGATTCTCTGGCGCGAGATAGCGCGACGCCATAGGGAGGGGAGGCTGCGTGGGCGGATCACCAAAGACTGCAAGTGGCACATGGGAGAAGTTGGCGCGGTGCGCGCTGATGCGAGCGAGGAGATCATTGGTATTGGTCGCAAACCAGCGGACTACGAC